TCACACCGCGTCATGTCGGGTGAGGCGGCCTTTGACATCACGTGGTAGATTCAGGTGAGACATAGGGCGGCGAACCGGGCGCGACATTTCACGTAACTGCCACGCATGAACTTTTGTTTTAAGCCACTTATTGGAGCCGCCCATATACGAGCAGTCCGGATCCGGGAATGGGTTACTGTCGCCCGGGCGTTTGCGGTAACGCTCCAGTGTTCTGGGTGAAATGCTTAACTGCAAACAGATGTCGCGAGTGCTCATCAACTCGAAGTTATCTGGTTTATTGCTCATCTTTTTTCTCCAGGCAAAAAAGAAGCCCGGCGCGGGGCCGGGCAAAAGGGATAACGGAGCAGTGCTTTCGCACCCAATAGCCAGCTCATAACTGGCTATCAGTTGCGTGAGTTAGATCTGCGATCGGGCATTCCGCTTCACCGAGAAGTTTCCGGTCAGCGCGCTGCTGATTGGGCCGCCATTGTTCAGGTCTGCAACGATGATATCGACGGTCAGCCCTTCGCTTGTCATTTCGTTATCAATCGGCTCATTGTCCTCAAGCGCGTCACGGAAAGACGCGGCGACAATCTTCCCACCCATAAACGACATGCCAGCGTTAACCGGCGGCTCTTTACCGTCCTCATACTCAAATACGAACGTCATCTTTCCCATAATCTCTCCTCATGCCGCGCGCTGGGCTCGCAGCTTCTTCAGGTGTTCTGCTGTTTCAATTTCTTCGGCGATCCGCTCGGCCTGTGCTTTGGTCAGCGGCTCGAATTCATGCTGAAAGCGGCCAATGCTGGCGATGCAGGTGCGACCGTTGCGGATGTAGTGGATTACTTCGTGGGTAGAGCGGAGGATTTTGCAGGGTGCGCCGTGGGGATCGGCGTACCAGGTATTAGGCTGGATTATCCTGAACATTGGGCACCACCTTAAATTCGATTACCCAGACCCATGGGTTCGCCTGCCAGTTTTCTTCCCCGTAGATCGACTTCCACAGCTCTTCCCACACCTGAAAGCCATAAGTGGCAGGGCGGAAGTCGTAAAGACCGCAGCCGATTTCCTTACAGATATCCCCAAGGGTAATGGCCTGTAATCGCTCAACTCGCACACCGGTAATTTCCAGCATTAGGCGACTGGCCCAGCGCGGCATGTGAATTGATGGACGCCATCTTCCTACTTCCGGCCAGTCTGCAGGTGGCGTAGCTCGGTAAGCCATATCGTGGCTATCCTGGTCGATGTTGTAGCGTGCCCAAGTCTCCCGCACCCAGATACGATCACCTGGTTTACCGTGTGGGCTGTTTTTGTAATTTCCCGCCGATAACTCACCAGCCAATTCATTGCCAGATAATTCGCACATTGCATCTCTATCAATGTGTGGGACCTTCACGGGCCGCCGCGTCTGCGTCTTGCCGCCGTCAAGGATGGCGCGTACCATCTCGCCATTAAAAATCATTCCGCGCTCTTTCACTGGTTCCCCCTCTGCTTATTCTTAAGTTCTTTCACGCTCTGGCAATCCGCGCACGTCTGGCAGCCGGGAACGGCAGCACGCCGCGGCTCGGGAATTGGTTCGTCGCATTCTTCACAATGCTAAGCTGATACGGCGTTGCGGTTTACTCGGTGAGCGGAAAGGGCAGCGTTACGCTGAAGTTCTTCAGTCTCTGTTGCGGTGGCGATGATGTCAGCCATTTCGTGCTCTCCTGCGTTTCTTGGCGGCTCTGCGTGCCGCGGCAATGCCAGTCTTCCCACCACTAACCGGGTAGCTATTTCCGGTATATAGGGAATGGGGAATTTCTGCGATTCTCCACGACTTCACCGATGCCAAGGTCCCGGCCATGACAGCTAATGCGATGGATGTTCGTTTCATGGGTGCTCCCTGAACTGTCGGTTAATACGGTTGAATGTGAACGCCAGCAATAAAAAGGGCCGACTTAGCGACCCTGGGAATTTTGTTGTCATTGTTCTGCTCCGAAGCGGCGATTAAGCCGCCCTGTGTATACGACGAACTCCAGGAGGCTAACTCCCAGAGCTTCAATTTTCTTGTGATGCTTGTTGATGATGGGAGGCACCGTTTCGTTCCAGTTAGGCTTTGGCTTCTTGCGCATGGCCTGCTGGATTTCCTCGGTGCAGCGGCGGCAGGCCGCGCGGATGGCGTTTTCATTTGCTGGCGTCATGGTTAAACCCCCAAAGTAGCGACGATGTCCTTCGCTGTCTCACGCGTACTACCCTTGCTGGATATAGCCCGCCGGGCATCAACATGGTGAAGGGTGAATCCGTGCTGCTGATAAAGCTCAAGAACTCGTGGCGCTGTTGAGTTACTGATAAGAACTTTTGCACCTCGCTGGTGTGCCGCCACACAGCTTTCCGCAAGTGAAATCTGATCAGCCCATGAGAACCCGCCAGCGGCGAAATTTGTGAAGCCTGCGGTACCGGGCAAAGGCTCATACGGTGGGTCGCAGTAAACGACATCACCATCACCGGCCAGCGCCAGAGTCCTGCGATATCCAGCATTCAGGAACACGCATTTATGCGACTTCAGCTTAAAGGCCTTTATTTCAATCTCCGGGAAATAGGGTGCCCCGTACTTGCCCCAGCCAACGTTAAAGAACCCATCACGGTTGTAGCGGATCAATCCGTTAAAGCAGTGTCGGTTGAGGAAGAGAAAGGCAGCAGCGCGCTCAGGCGCGCCCATGCGCTGGTTATTAAACTCATCCCGCAGCTCTTTGTACCCCTCCTCGCTGTTGGCTCGCTCAAAAAGAATTTTGGCAAGCGAGCATACTCTGATGTGGTCCACCTCAAGCATCTGATAGAGGTTAATTAGATCTGCGTTGACGTCAGCCAGCAGGAAAGACTCGTGCTTGTCGGAGTTGAGGAAAACCGAACCGCCGCCCACGAATGGCTCAACCAGTCGCTTACCTTCAGGGATTAGGCGAACCAGCTCAGGAAGAAGCGAATATTTCCCGCCAGCCCATTTAAGGAATGGGCGTTGCCAGGTACGAGGAGCTGGTTCTTTTACTGGCATTGCGGCTGCGATTCGCTCACCAATCCAACGCATAACCGGTACTGCCATGCTATTGCCGATAGCTTTATAACGTGGCCCATCCGGGCATTCATCAGCATCCTTCCCGCGCCAGCCGATCAGAGTGTGATTGTCAGGAAAGCCTTGAAGACGCTCGCATTCAATTGGAGTTAGGCGTCGGACCTCCATGTTTGGGGTCATTGTTGCAGCAGGTTGACCTCCTCCGCTGGGTGATGGCAACTTAAGGGTAAAGGCCAATTCAACACTAGCCTTTGGAGTCACATCAGTCTGAAGTGCTATTGCTGGAGGCTGTCCGCTGTTAGCATGGCTTTTATCGTGGTTTCCTGCGCGAATCGTTGGCGATAAATCCGACGTAGCATCAGCGCCATTATCTTTGTAGCTAAATGCGATGCAGGCGTTTTCTTGTCCGTTGTTGCGGCCAAGTGTGTGCGCCAGTTCTCGGTTGGTGTCAGGATCCTGCGTACCGTGCACTGCGAAAGTCTCAGTATCAAAATCCAACCTGATCCCATGCGCGGTGCAGGCGGTTGCCACATCAATATGGCCGGCAGTATTGCCACCGCCAAAAGCAATCAGATGTCCTGCTTGTGCCTGATTGTCATCTGCGCCACACGTTCCAACGCCTCGTGCAGTAAGGGCGGCAACAGCCTTTTGCGTTTCTCGGCGCGGCGCAGAATCCCGGCGCACGCTGTCGAGCTCAAAAAGTACCGCTGCGGGATCGAATCCTTTTCGAGCACTTGCGACAACGAACACACGACGGCGTCGTTGGGCCACTCCGAAAAATTGAGCATCAAGGATGCGCCAGGCGATAACCCTTTCTGGTCCAGACACACAACCTGAGTGCGTCCATTTTCCCCCTGCTGGCTGCAACTCACTGCTTTCTCCGGCAAGTCCTGCCAGAAAGCACCCGAAGGCATTGTCTTTGCTACTGAGGACGCCGGGGACGTTTTCCCAGACGATGATTGATTCTGGTTCACCGAGTTCGCGGCGCTTTGCGTCGATTGCATTGGCTAATTCCACGTAAGAGAGGGTTAACTGGCCTCGGTCATCAGACAGGCCTTCACGTAAGCCGGCGATGCTGAATGCCTGGCAGGGCGTACCACCGACCAGAACATCAGGCGCGTCGACATCACCAGCGCGCACCGCATCGGCGATTTTGGTCATGTCGCCGAGGTTGATTACTTCCGGCCAGTGATGGGCGAGAACTGCTGAGGGGAATGGTTCGATTTCAGAGAACCAGGCCGGTTTCCATCCGAGATGTTCCCACGCTTTACTGGCAGCTTCGATGCCGCTGCACACGCTTCCGTATTTCATGCCGCCTCCTGCCTTTCCCGATATTCCTCAGCGAGCCGCTGCGCATTTAATGGATTGCTGACCACTTCACCCCATGGCATTAGCCAGCCGTTACCAATGAAGGGAAGGCACAGTGTGCCAACTCTGATGTCGTCGTGAGCGTGAGTCATAGGATGGACTCCATTTCGTCGATGTAGAGGCCCTGAGCAATCAGGCGTCGACGGCGGGCGGCACGTTCAATGCACTCCTGCCGTCTGCCTTCCTGCGATTGCTCAATGGCGCGCCGGGTGAACAGGCGCGATTTACCTTGCGGCGTTACAACCTTTGGCTTGCTGGCCAGGCTAAATGCCCGGTCGCAGATGCCGTCCTCGTTGAGCCATTTTTCCGACTCAACAATCTGCGCTATCTGCCCGGAACCGCGGGTGATGCCGTTGGCTACCCGGTTAAACTCGATGAGCGTTACGCCGAACTTCTCTGCGATTTCGCTGCCGGTGACCGGGCGGCCGCGCGTCTGAATCATCCAGATAACGCGCTCACGGAGGCCGGAGAATTGCCCGGTTCGCCCGGGCCTGCGGTAAAAGGGTGTGCGTTTCATTTCCACTGCTCCCCGAACGTGAAGCCGATCTCCGCCAGCGCCTCGTCCATCTTCTCAATGAACTCCGGCACCATTTCGTTGAAATCGGTCATGTACTGCGGATCCCGCTCAACGACGACGTGGTGAATACCTTCGCGTTTCATGCGCGGGTCATAGTTGGCAAAGAACCAGGCCTCTTTTCCGGTAACCCACATGCTGTACTGCACCTGGGCCATGTACGCAGACTTGATGGCTTCGAAACCGCCAAGGCGGAATTTCATGAAGTCGCGAGAGGTGAACGGGCATTTCAATTCGAGGCCGAAATCGTTACTGCAAAGGCCGTCAGGGGAGCACGCAGTGCGCATGCTCTCGTCACGGAACAGGATCGGAGACTCCGTGACTTTTACGTTCGTTGTGAACTCGAAGAGAGCACGGGCGTCTTCTTCATACTGCTTGCCCCAGGCCAGCGCCTTGGCGTTAACCTCTGGCGCTACGCCGGTGCATACCTCGGCGAGTAGGGTGTGGAAGTAGGACATTTTCATGTCTGTCCATTTGCTGCCAGATCGAGGCTTGGAAATGACGTTGTGAGCGTCAGAGGCAGTAATAACTCCGAGCCTTAATTTGGCCCATGCTTCATCACCTTGCTCTACGGTGGACACATCTATGCCGGTCCGGGCCAGGATAATTTCTGGTGTCATGCTGCCGCCTTCTTCTTGAGGAAGCCTAAGGCCTTAACTGCCTCGGCTTGGGTAAGCTCGGATGAATCGCGAATATCACGACGGAAAATTTGCGAACAGACTGGGAGCAGGTTTTCTTCCCATGTCTTATCCATTGCGATAAGGACGTCGTTAATCTCCTTGATAATTTCGTCCCCTGCTGGGGTTACATCGCGTTCTGGCTGGCGTTCTGCTGAGAAGTTGATACCTTCCTCACCCTCGGTATTAACATGGTCGATGGCGGCATCCAGGCGCTCACGTCGAGGCCAGTATTTTGCTGCCTGCTTCACGACCGTCTTTAGGATCATCTGCTCTTCATCGGTGACCCATGGACACTTCTTGCTGTTGTCAGATTTGTACTTCTTCCATGCTTCAGACCGGTCACGGATGGAGTAGATGGCATCGATGCGCATCGTATGGGTAAGGTAATCACCATCGTCAGTTTTTACCGTTACATACGCCCCTACAATGTCCCCGCGCTGCTCTTCAGTATCAAAGTCGTTGTAGATGTGGATCGGCGGCTTATCGAGCCCCTCGCGGCGGAACTGGTCGTTTCTTCGAACAATAGCCGACTGGCACCACTTAATGGCGCCAGACTGCTGCGCAATATGCATCAGCCCCATGTAACTGATGTCGAGGCAAATAGCCCCTTTACGCGGAACCAGGTAAGCCAGCTTCTGGGCTGGGTTTAGCGAAATGCCAATGGCCGCAACGTTGATGATCGCGTTCTGTGTGCTGGTCTGGTTCTGGAATGCAACTTTGGCGAGGTAGTCATTGTTCTGAAATAGCTGAATGGCGAACTGACTTTCCTTCGCCCACACCATCCGCTCGTCAGTGGCCGCCTTAATGAAAAGCGGCTCCTGTTGTTTGACGAAATCAACAAGGGTTAAGCTCATAAAAACTCCTTAGAACGGGCAGGGCGCTTGGCGCTGCCATTCTTCTTCGGCGCGGGCATGTGCGCAGGCCGAAATGTATTCGTTGTATGCCTCTTCGGCCTTTTCTCCGATAAGCGCAAACTGGGCTTCCTGGGGCAGGAACAAGCTGCTCATTTCCAGAGGTTTCGCAGGGAACATGGCGATCAGTTCTTTCGCCCGGTCGTCGATCCACTTCTCTTTCTCGTCGTCGAACTGCTGCTCAACCCAGCGCCGATCTTCGATGCGGTCGTAAGTGAGGTATGCGTTCATGGCTGAACTCCTGAAATTTGGATGTGCAGATCCCGCCCGCGTAATGCCAGGCCGATCGGTTGAATAGGGGGTTAGGCTGTTTTTCTATGCCACGGATAACCGATGGCAACCTTCATTTCGTCGTAGGCTGCCATCCACATGGCGCCATCACCGATAAACAGGGCAATGGCTGCTTTGCTCTGCGCGGCGCGCAGCAGGTGATGATTGATCATACCTTCACCTCAACCTGTTTCAGGAGGCCAGCTATATGCATCTGCCAGCGGTTCAGCGTCAGCTTGTCGCGCGGTGCCGATACCGACGTCAGCTGCCATTCGTTATCGTTGAGCTTTTTGGCGGTGTACTGCTTGCCGTTGTGGGTGACTGTCATAAATCCTCTTGGCCTTATCGCGGCGAACGGAACGGTTAATACAAGACTTCAACGCATTTATTCAGTGTTTCAATGGGCGGTGGATGGCCGCCGGTTGTCATAACTAACCGCACTCATCGAGAACGGTGAGGTATGAAAAAGCCCTCCGGAGAGGGCTATGTGTTTCGCTTAATCATTGGGTAAGCCAGAGCAATTACACCTGCCACTAACACCCCGTCAGCCAGCATCGACATCAACTTCCCGGTGAAATCGACAGCAATCACCAGGAAGAGGAGGACGCCGATAATCAACCAGCGCAATTTATCCATCAGATATAAGCGTCGAGTGATAACTGAAGCGCCTGAGCAATTTTCTTAAGTTGTTTTTCTTCGTCTTCGCCGATGCCGTCGTTATCAGCTACGTCAAGGCACAGGCAGAGCACATCAACAGCGTCTGGCGTACCGGCGACATCTGCAAGTTCGCGCATTGCCTGGGCATTAGCAGAGCGAGGGGACGCTTCGTACTGTGCGCGAATATTGCTGCTCATACTGGCGATCTCACCTGCGAAGGCAGAGAAAGCAGGTTTTGCCTGAATGGTTTTCTCCAGCGTTGCAATTTCTGACGCATCACAAGTACCGTCTGCATAAGCGATCGAGTAACAGCCCCACACCGTTGCTTCAACTGCGTCGCGGTTTTCCATCTTCTTAACTTCAACGATCGCTTTGCGTGCTTTTTTCTTAAACAGTCCAAACATTTGACTACCCTCTTGGTTTAAGCCATCAACTTGATGGCGACATTTGACTTACCATCAACCCCTCGCAAAGAGCTGCTGATAAATCGTTTAGCCATAATTGCCGCTCTCCCTGAGCCCGCCTATGGTCCGACGCATGGTTTACTGTCGCGCCGTTCGACTGACCGAATCTCCACTTCGCCGCTGGCTAACTTCGCTCAGCTGTCGATGTTTCGTTTCGATGGGGTAATTAAACATCATGTGGATTTAATGGTCAACACTGTGTTGATTTATTTTGTTGATTTTATGCTTTCTTGTTGATTTTAATGTTGATTTATTTTTTTTGTGCTTCAGGTGTTATGCTGAAAAAATCAGGCTATATGCGGGAGAAGGGTATGGAACTGGATGAAGAGCGCGTGAATATGATAGCTCATGCAGTCGGCAGGGCGGTGATGGAGCTGTCGTTTGCTGACTTACCTGTGACCCAAGAGGCGATCATAGACAAACTTGAGCAGTACCGGAGAGAGGCGGGAAACGTCATAGGTAAGGGGGTTAACCGGGATGCGGCTGAGATAGTAAGAAGTGGGAGTGCGGCAATCAAAAAGTAAAAAAAACCGGCGCAATGGCCGGCTTTATTAGCGTAATGGTCGCAACGCTGATAATGGATCCTTGAATCCATAATAACTGAGGTTCCAGCATGCATTACCTACACCAACAAGCATTTCTCTGCTTACTGGGTCTACTCCGCTTATTCCTCTTACTACGGATTCAGCCTGGTCAAATGGCATTCCTGACTTTTGGTTATTCGATATCGCGCTGCATACCATTCTTGCAAGACGATCAGCATCACCAGATTGATAGTGGTTATAGTAAACAACCTGGTAATATTTATCGTTGAGCTCAGTCGTGCTCTCTTCGATTACTAAATTCTTCTTACAAACTTCATCTGAAAAGCACTTGCTTCTTGTTTGCTGCTCAGCATCATTGGCAGCTTTCTCGTAGAACTTTTGGACGCAGCTTCTGCGATCGCTGGCTTTGCAACTTTCAACCAGATGCGACAAGAACGCTTCATCTTCAGAGCCATGTTTGAGAAATTTTGCTCTTGCAGCAGTCGCTGAATAGCCCTTTTGCTCTGAATAGCTTAAGAGGTAGTCTCGTTTATTTTGCATTGTAGGCGCTTGGTCAACGCTTCTGATTTTATTGTCTAATTCTGTTGCGCAGCCACTAAGCAAAAGACTGACGAGTAAAATTGTTTTTATGGCCCTCATATCAATTCCTTTTCGCGATATTCATCTACGGTATCTTAGAACTGAATACCAGAAAACAAAACCTATAATCTCCACCTCCGATTCTTCGGCCTCTTCATCATCATAGTCACGATTAATACTGCGAATTAATAATTTTCCACCAGGTTTGCGGTATAGTTGTTTAATTCGTTTTAACTCGCCCTGGTTGATGGCATACAGCTCACCATCAATAATGCGTTTATTGCCTGTGTCCACTGCGACAGTGGCCCCATCTGGTATAACGGGCTCCATACTATCCCCAGACGCAGGGAAGCAAAGCACGCCAGAACCATCGCTATTTGCACCAACCCGTCTGAGGGTTGCTTTGGAAAATCTCAGCTTAAAGCCATTGTGATCCTCACACTGAACGCGACCATCACCACACGCAAATTCAATATCCTTGAGAAACGGCACTTCAACCTCGTCAGCAGAAATCGGTGTGTTTTTGTCCCACGAGTCTACAACACCCCATTCAGACTCGAGAGGAATGCTGCTTTCCCGGTCCTTTTTTGGTGAACCAGTTCCGCTTAACAACCAATCAAGAGAATACCCAAACTTTTCAGAGATTTGTTGAGCAGCCTCACGACTTAATGAATCTCTTTTAATCCAGTTGTGTACGGTCTGCGGGCTTGTTGATAGCGAGTCAGCCAGATCGCGCTGCTTCAACCCCTCTTTGGTTAGTAAAAATTTAATTCTTTCAGAAATGGTAGTCATAAAACCCTCCGCTCCCTGCATGGTAAACAACATGTGGATTTTTTCCATCACCATTATGTTGATTAAATCCACATCATGAATTAACATGGTGTTGATTACACATGAGCGGAGCAAATCATGATCAACAAAAAATCACAGTCCAGCACGCCGCTTGAGAAAGCCATCAACGCAGTCGGTGGGTCTCAAAAGGTGCTGGCTGAGAAGGTAGGCGTTACGCCTCAGGCCATCAACATGCTCAAAAAGCGAGGTGGCACCCTTCCAGTTAAAAAAATGCGCAAGTACGAAGAAGTTACCGGGCTTCCCCGTGAAGTTCTGTACCCAGGAATCTTTGCCGCCTGACCGGCGGCCATAACCAATTACATGAGAGGAAGTATCGCAAATGGAAACCTTAACAACACGCAACAAAGCGGAGGCAAGACGAATTGAGAGCTGGGTACAGCGGCAAATCGCTGATCTGGGTACCGCCCGGATAGCCGAAGTAGCTGGCATCAACAAATCCACAGTCAGCCGGTGGCGGGAAAACCTGGTTCCGAACATGTCGCTGCTGCTGGCAATCCTGATTTCTAACCGGGATGAAGTGAAGGGGGATTTCGAAGCATGACCGCAGAAAGGGGAAAAGCCGCGGTGCTGGAACACCAACGGCTTTCAGGTGCAAAAACGAGAGTAGTTGCAGGAGGAATAATGGCAAAAAATCCACGCTATTACCATACCGCTGTACATAAAAACATAACCCGCGACCGCTTCATCCGCTCGGTTAATCCGATTGTGGCAGAGAAGATGCGCGCCATCCTGGAAGAGCTGAAACGTAAGGAGGGTGGCCGTGGGTAACGTATCTAATTTAGCCGAAGCCAGAGAGGCCAGAAGGCTCCAGAAACCGCGCACGAATGACGGTAAGGGGTTTGCCTTGCTGCACCGTAAAATTATGGATGTGCCGTTCTACAAGGACGCTGAGGCGGCTCATTTATGGGTTCACCTGCTCCTGCGCGCTAATCACGAACAGACAATGGTTTCGACTGATGTTGGCGATGTGATCTGCGAACGCGGAGAGTTCATTACCGGTCGTAACACACTGGCAATGGAAACGGGTTTGACCGCTGATCGCGTTAAATCACTGCTCCGTAAATTCCAGAACTTGGGCATGATCACCACCAAATCGAACAACCGTTTTACTGTTCTAAAAGTGGTCAAATATGACGAATATCAGTCAAATTTTTGTCCAGCCGATGTCCAGCCAGTGTCCAGCGCAAAAGCAGTCGTACCAATGCCTGCGGAGGTGGAGTGTCCAGCCGATGTCCAGCCAGTGTCCACAGATAACAATATATTAAATAACTTACTACCTAACGGTAGTAAGTATGTCGCAAATGACCAGAAACCCGCTGAAGAGAAAAAGTCACGTTTGTCATGCGATGAAGTATGGCAATGCCTGAAAGACGAACTGCCTGAAGCACGGGGATGGAGATGCCTCACTGATGAGCGACGCAATCTGATCCGCACCTTCTGGGGTAAGGCTAACAAAATTTCCCGCAACCTGGACGGCAAGCCGATGGATATGGACGGTTTCAGAAGCTATCTGCGCTACATCGCTCAGAACTGCCGCTGGATGCTTGAAGACCGACCAGACCAGAAATCTGGGAAGACCTGGCGCCGCATGAAATTCGATAAGTTCCTGACCGAAAAGCTCTACATCGAAGTGCGCGAGGGGGATCGTGATGACCGCTGAATTCATGGCTGTACCACAAAACCTCGAAGCAGAGCAGAGCGTTATCGGTGGCCTGCTGCTGGATGATGACAACAGCGAACGAGTCCAGAAGGTTCTTTCGATGCTCAAGCCTGAGTCGTTCTACAGCCGACCTCACCAGCTGATCTTTGCCGAGATGCGCCAGATGTTCCGTGACAATAAGCCAGTCGATGGCCTGACATTGTTCGACGCGTTGGAAGGCAAAGGACTCGCGGAGCAGGTAGGTGGCTTTGCTTACCTGGCGGAGATCGCCAAGAACACTCCAAGCGCTGCAAACATCGTGGCATACGCAGCATCAGTCCGGGAAGCCGCAATGGAGCGCTACGGTATCAGCCGCCTGACCGAAGCTACTGAGCTGCTGTATTCCCGCAACGGCATGAGCGCTACGCAGAAGTACGAGGCCATTCAGGGTATTTTCACCCAGCTCGCAGACCATTCAAAAACCGGCAGTCGCCGTGGGTTGAGATCGTTTGGCGAGGTTATGGATGACTGGGTAGCAGATCTGGAGAAACGCTTTGACCCTTCAGGCGAACAGCGCGGCATGAGTACCGGTATCCCGTCGCTCGATCGACTGCTGGCACCGAAAGGTCTGGTTAAAGGCTCTCTGTTCGTGATTGGCGCAAGGCCAAAGATGGGCAAGACAACCCTGTACGGGCAGATGGCAATCAACTGCGCGATTCGCGAGAAAAAGCCAGCGCTGATGTTTAGCCTTGAAATGCCCAGCGACCAGATCCTCGAAAAGCTTGTTGGGCAGAAGTCCGGCGTAAACCCGAGCATTTTTTACATGCCCGCCACGGATGACGCCGATGACCAGTACCAGGGCGATTACGACGGCGACTTTAAGAAGGCGATCGCCACAGCCGGGCGATTGAGTGAAATCGACATGCTGTACATCGACGATACTCCTGGCCTGTCACTGGCTCACATCGTTAGCGAAAGCCGCCGAATCAAACGCGAGAAGGGCTGCGTAGGCATGATTTTGGTTGACTACCTGACGCTGATGACCGCCGAAAAGGCCGACCGTAATGACCTGGCGTACGGGATGATCACCAAAGGTCTGAAGAACCTCGCCAAAGAGCTTGGCTGCGTCGTCGTGCTGCTGACCCAGCTTAACCGCGAACTGGAGAAGCGAGTGAATAAACGCCCGTTACCGAGCGATTCCCGCGACACAGGACAGATTGAGCAGGACTGCGACTACTGGGTTGGCATCCACCGGGAAGGTGCTTTCGATGACAGCGTGCCGCCTGGAGAAACCGAGTTAATCCTGCGACTCAACCGCCACGGCAGTACCGGTACGGTTTATTGCCATCAGATCAACGGGGCAATTTACGACACAGACCAGCAGGCCGCAGCCGCAGAACGCCGCGTACGCGAGCAGCAGCCTAAAAAGAAAGGGGGCTTCTGATGACCATAACAATTCGTGGGCAGATTCTTGCAGCCCTGCGTAATAACCCGGGCCTGAACAGTGCTCGTATTGCCAGCATGATCGGCATGACCACCAAAAAGATTTCCGGCCCGTTAAGCACATTGTTAGCAGACGGCCTGATCGAGTTCGAAGGCAAGCACGGCCAGCGGCTGTATCGGCTGACCAGCTACGGAATGCGCTTCGCCCCTGACACGATACCGGGCATGAAGCAGGGCAAGTCGAAGTTAATTCAGCGGACGGACACGAACGTGATCTGCCAGGAGTGCCGGAACAGTCCGGCGATGAGAAGGGTATTGATGGTTTGGGGGAGGGTAGGGGTATGAAATTATTTGAGATGGAAGGTTTTCTGCGTGGCAAGTGCATTCCACGCGATCTGAAGGTTAACGAAACCAACGCCGAGTATCTTGTGCGTAAATTTGCCGAAGCAGATGCCATGTGCGCGGCGCTGGATGCTGAAAAAGAGAAATTCGCTGTCGAGTGCGCAGCCACAAAGATCGCCATTGCATACCTAAAATCAGGCCGACATGATTTTACGCTTAACACCCCGGCCACCGAAGCTTTCCTGGCTGAAGTGCGGGCGCAGGGTGTTGAAGCGTTCGCCAATAGTCTGAGGGTTGCCGGTGGTCATGAGCATCCATATTCAGAGGTAGCTAACGAGTTCGCTGCCCAGCTTCGCAAAGGAGTGCAGTCATGACACATCGCAAAATAGTCAACCGTATGCGCAAGGCTCAGCGTGTTAGCGCTTCAAAAATGCATGAGCTTAATGAGGTCGGCATGGTCGGCGTACATGGAGTGAAGGATGTGGAAATTCACAATATCTGCGTGGATGCCCACAATGTGCATGTTGGAATCTGGAATCAACTCCAGCGCTATATCAACCAACTAACTCGCAAGCCCGGAGCCGCCCAATGAGCAACATCGACAAACAAGCTTTGCGTGAAGCAGCCAATGCGGCAAACGCTGCATCATGGGGGAATTGGGAGCCTTACAAGCCACACAAAGGTGCGCGCGGCTATGAGGTGAAGGTTGGCGTGAAAGCGGTAGCGCAACATTGCCTCAAGGTTGATTCAGTATTCATCGCTGCAGCTAACCCGCACACCGTGCTGGCGCTGCTGGATGAGTTGGAAACCGCAGAGAAGCGAATCGCTGAACTGGAAGCGAAGCTCGATAGCGCAGATAAATTGCAAGATAGCGCATTTCGTCATGGTCTTCAGCATGGCTTCAGTTTAGGTCAAACGGATAATCAGGCTGGATTTGAAGAGTGCTTATCTGCCTATGGCACCGGTAAAGGAGAGTGAATGTGAAAAATTATCTCAGCAATTTAGCCAGCATGCTTCAGGGGATTGCAGGTGTCATTTCAGACGGCGAGCGGGTGCAGAAAGAGTGCCCTGCGCACTTAAAGTCAGCACTACTCGAGGCTTCTCACGCGCTAGATGGTCAATCGGTCAGGGTCAATTATCCGCCTAATGGAAAGCCTGAAATTGTTAATGCCCGCGGACACCATCGACCGCTTACCTTCCGGGAACGAGTGGCAATCCGCTTACTTGGTGGCAGGACGGAGATTCGCCCATGAGCACTATTACCAGAGAACTGGCAAAGCTGTTCAGAAAAATTACGAATTCTGAAATTGATGCGGAGGGTAACGCTCATGTTGTTTTATCTCCTGCTGATAGCCTCCTGATTAATAATGCGCGTATCGCGCTGGCATCGCTCGAAGCGGAGCCTGTGGCGTGGGCGCACAGATTAATCAACAAGCGTAACGGAGTCGTTCACCCTTGGGTTTACGGTAGCGCAGAGGCGTGTCCAAGCGAGGGGGATATCTTCAATATTGAGGTAATGCCGCTCTACACCGCCCCGCCAGCGCCGGTATCTGTGCCTGATGAAATCCCCAAGCTCAAAGATGGGAGAGGCTTTAAGTATGTGAAAGATAGAGTCCGTTATTCCGTAAATTATGCCAACGGATGGAATCAGTGCCGCGCTGCCATGCTTCAGGCTGGCAACTCTCCGGTAACTCCTGATGACGTAAGGCGCATGGATTGGCTGGTATCGAAAACGGTTAATGTTCGCGAGCCGATGGTTTACGGAAGCCATAGCCTTTTCTGGTCGCAGACCATCACGGATGAAGAGGACGATTATCACGCGACAAAATTACGCGAGCAAATCGATGAGGCTATGGCGGCTGAGCGGGCAGCAGCACCGCAGCAGGAGGCGTGATGGACGCATTCAAAGACTTCAGTGCGACTGACTGGTTATTTTTCGCAACGCTGCTGATCGTATGGTTTTACATGGTTGCAAAAGCGTATAGCTGGTTAATAGGAGTCCTGATTCGCCGCGGTTGGAGATTGTGGAATCGCAAGGATGAGCAAACACTGGCCATGGACTCGTTTTATGAGGCGTTCAGGCTGGCAGATATCGAACCTGGGCAGAGGGTGGTTATTACTACCGAAAGCGGTATGACGATCCACATCCTGCGGCCAAAAGGTAAACCCAATGCCTAACCCATTCGACGCATAACTAAACGTCAAGCAACGTTTGATTTCCAATAATCATCCATCCATAATTAGGTCATCGGAGCCTGAACAACTTCGATGACTTCTGCGCATTTAAGGGGACTTAAATGCGACCACAATCTGAATTCCTCACCTTGTCACAGATGCAGAAATGCACCTGCGATTTTCTGCATTCTGCGTTACCTCTCGGAGGTGGCGTATGAAACAGCACTACTGCATCGTTAACGACACCGTTAAAGAAAACCTCATTGCGTACATTCGCACCCTGCCGGTAAACCCTCGCGCGCCGATGGTGGTCGATGCCCGGGAAGAGACCCGCACCGATAAGCAAAACCGTCTGATGTGGCCATTGCTGAAGGACCTGTCTGACCAGGTTGTCTGGCACGGTGAAAAGCTGACCCGCGAGGAATGGAAGGACCTCATCACCGTTCTGGTAAACCAGACTCAGGACCAGGAGCAGAAATCCGCGCCGGGCATCAACGGCGGCCGCGTTTATTTCGGCGTCCGCACATCCAAATCCAGCAAGCGCTACATGGTCGACGTCATCGAGGCGATTTACTGGTTCGGTACCGACCGCGGCGTGAAGTTCTCCGAAGCATCCAGTAAGCGCATTGCTTGGGCGCAAGAGTGGAGGGATTCCCGTGGGTAATCCTCTAGCACGCGTCATCACCACCGAAATCTTCCGCGTTCCTGCGCGCCGCAAGCGTAAGCCCGCGGTTAAGCCGTCGGATATCCCGACCATGAAAGACTACACCGCCCGCCTGGTGGATCAAAAATGGCTGCGTCTCGCGGCGAGGAGGGCGCATGGCTAATTTATGCAAAGCGGCACGCGGGCGGGAATGTCAGGTGCGGATCCCCGGCGTATGCAACGGCAATCCTGAAACCTCAGTACTGGCTCACATACGTCTTGCTGGTCTATGCGGGACCGGAATCAAGCCACCTGACCTGATCGCCACCATCGCATGCAGCAGCTGCCACGACGAGATTGATCGCCGCACCCGTCTGGTCGATGCGGAATATGCAAAGGAGTGCGCGCTGGAAGGCATGGCGCGTACACAGGTTATTTGGTTGAAAGAGGGGCTCGTGAAGGCATGAATATTTACGATATCACGCCAGTCAGTAAGCCCCGCATGACACAGCGAGATCGCTGGCATAAAAGACCTGCGACGGCGGCATATTGGGCTTTCAAAGCCGAGGTGCGCCTGCTTGGAATCAACATTCCTGAATCCGGTTATCACATCACCTTCATCATTCCCATGCCAAAAAGCTGGAGCCAGAAGAAGCGCACGCAACTCAACGGCCAGGCTCATCAGCAGAAACCGGATAAAGACAACCTGGAAAAGGCTCTACTCGATGCAATTTTCGACGACGACAGCCGCGTCTGGGATGGTCGGGTGACAAAACTTTGGGGAGAGAAGGGGCAGATCATTATTGGGGAGTGCGCGCCGTGACCAGAGACGAGATAACCCGATACCAGGTTGAGAGCGTTAAGCGCGCCAGCCTACCGCCAGTAGCAAAGCACAGCCAGACCAATACCAACCAGCCACATAAGGAAGCCGCATGAACAGTCAGCAACTGGAATACGTACGTCAGCAGCTCATTGTGGCGACCGCAGATCTGAGCGGAGCGACGAAAGGGCAGCTGGTAGCTTTCGCCGAGAACGCGCAGTTCACCGCGACGGCGCGCAGCCGGGGACGGAAAAAGGTATTCGACACGGATAAGCAGCGCATGGTCAACCCGGATGGTCCGCCGATGAGCGGCAGTCAGTCCCGCGCTAAGGGCTCATCTATTGCGCTGGTCAGCCCGGTAGAGTTCGGTACCGCGTCATGGCGCCGCGCCGTCCTGTCGCTGGAAGAACACCAGAAAGCGTGGCTGCTGTGGAACTACAGCGAGAATATCCGCTTCGAATACCAGGTGGCGATCACCCAGTGGGCGTGGGCAGAGTTACGGGAACAGCTTGGCGCGAAAAAGGTTGCGGGCAAGACAATGGAACGCCTTAAGAAACTGATATGGCTGGCGGCGCAGGACGTCAAAGCGGAGCTGGCGGGTAGGGATGTGTATCAGCATCAGGACTTGGCGGCCCTGTGCGGCGTTAAGCCTGATAACTGGTGCCATAACTACGCCGACTACTGGTGGGCCATGTGCACCATCTTTAAGCGGCTTGATGGCGATTCTCTTATCTGCACCGTGAGAACACGATCACAACAAAAGACGACTTTTTCGCAGCAGGGTATTGCAAAAGTCAATTAAATAAGCCATATTTGAGTCTACTTTGATATGCTGCCTAAATTACATCGGCGGCATGAAGATGGTAGTCACTATCCAGTTTGAAAAATGAGCCTTGGCATCCCGTCGGGGCTTTTTCATTTCTACACAACAGGAAAAAGCGCTGACCATGCTGGAATGGGCCGTGCGTCACATCGGCGCGCGCGACTAACCACCCGCTACAGATTACCAGTGCTCTTTCCGTTGTGGTGAAGTACAAGATGACAGTGCTGATGAATCGGGGACATCGAAACCCTTGAGCCGGGTCTAATGGGGACGGCAAAAACGCGACTTCAGCCACCACAAACCAAACCCACTGCCTGGGACCCTTCGGCCATAGAGCCGGCATTGCCTTACCCCCATATTGCCCGCCTGTCGCGGGCTTTTTTATTTCAGGCTCCGGGAACCATCCTCGACATGCCTTCTTGTTAAATCGTCCCGAGGGCCTGACCCCTTTTAAACACACAGCCCCCGCTTTTAAGCCGGAGGTTAGAGACTATGAAAATGCATAACGATCCCCACTCCTGGACGGAGTTTATCGAACTACTCCACAGCTGGTGGCGTGGCGAAACGCCGATGGGTGCCGTATTGCTATCGGTTGCCATGGCCGCATTGCGAATCGCTTACGGCGGTGGCGGCTGGAAGAAAATGCTCCTTGAGGGGGCAATCTGTGGAGCTCTGACCCTTACTGCTGTGTCAGCTCTTGATTACTTTAACCTTCCACAGTCTCTGTCGATAGCTATCGGCGGCGCGCTAGGGTTTGTTGGCGTAGAGCAGGTTAAGGTTATGGCTTCCCGGGTGTTTAATTCTCGCTTTGGAGGCGGTGATGCAAATCAGTGATAAAGGCATTGCCCTGATCAAGCAATTCGAAGGCTGCAAACTCACCGCGTACCAGGACAGCGTCGGAGTGTGGACGATCGGCTATGGCTGGACCAAGCCTGTCGACGGAAAACCGATCCGAGCCGGGATGACGATTAAGCAGGAAACTGCAGAACGCCTGCTGAAGACCGGGCTGGTCAGCTATGAAAACGACGTGTCCCGCCTGGTCAAAGTTGACCTGACTCAGGGGCAATTCGATGCCCTGGTGTCGTTCACGTATAACCTCGGCGCCCGGTCGCTGTCGACATCTACACTGCTGCGCAAACTCAACGCCGGTGATTACGCTGGTGCTGCCGATGAGTTCCTGCGCTGGAATAAAGCTGGTGGCAAGGTCCTGAATGGCCTGAGCCGTCGGCGTGAGGCGGAGCGCGATTTATTTCTTGGGCAATGAGGTGTCTTGTGAAAGAACTTTCTGATTACCTTGAAATAAATAATAGATCGCCAAGTGGTCTTGTATGGAAGAAATCGCCTGGCGCGAAGATTAATGCCGGAGACCCAGCATTTACGACAGTTACACGTTCAGGTTATTACGCTGGTAAGTTCTGCGGTGCGCGATTGTCAGCCCACGTGGTGGTTTTCTTCTTACATAATGGGTTTCTACCAAAAGGTGAGGTTGACCATATTGATGGGGATAGGACCAACAATGATCCGAAAAACCTAAGAGATGTCAGCCGCTCTGTCAACGCGCAAAACAGGAAGAAAGCAAAGGGCTACAGCTTTCATAAGCGTATCAATAAGTATATTGCCACCATAAATGAACCTGGAACTGGTAAGCGTTTGCATCTCGGTTACTTTGAAAATGAGATTGATGCAAGGAACGCCTACCTTACTGCCAAAAGGTCATTACACATTGGTTACGTAGGAGAGCATTCGTGATTGGCGCGCTGGTTAAGCGTTACTGGCTGCAACTGATTGTGGTGTCGGTAATCGGCGTGCTGGCTTTCTTCGTGAACCACTACCGCAACAACGCTATCACCTACAAAGACCAGCGCGACAAAGCCACCAAGAATCTCCGCCTGGCTAACGACACCATCAAAGACATGCAGACCCGCCAGCGTGATGTCGCTGCACTGGATGCCAAATACACGAAGGAATTAGCAGATGCGAATGCTGAGAATAACAGGCTTCGTGCTGATGTTGTCGCTGGTAAGCGTCGGCTGCAAATCGCCGCCACCTGCTCCAAAGACGAAACCACCGGATCCTCCGGCCTGGTTGATGGCTCAAGCCCTCGACTTACAGCAGATGCTGAACTCAATTATTGGCGTCTCAGAGACGGGATCGCCGCCGTCACAAAGCAACTGACCGGCCTGCAGGAATACGTTCGGACTCAGTGCCTGAAATAATACGGAGGTGAGCATGTATTCGTATGGCGAAAGACCGCCTACGCATTCCACACTGCAATGCCGGGGTCATGCATCCGTTACCACATGAATAACCAAGCCTCGCAATAGCGGGGCTTTTTTACGCCTGCAGTAAACCCGCGCATTCTCGTGCGCATATCAACCAAGAGCCTTTCGGGGTAGAGCTTGAGATAGGGCAGTGGTAACGCTGACCGCTCTTGGGCTGCCCATATCTACGAGAACAGGCTCAACCACCAAAAGGTATCAGCGAAATGAAATCATTAACCCTCTTCAATCAACCAATCCGTGTCGGAGAAGACGGCATGATCTGCCTCACCGATATGTGGAAAGCCAGTGGCAAAAGTGATGCTGAATCGCCTTACCATTATCTGCGAAACAAGCAGACCAAAGAGTTCCTGGCCGAGCTGGAGAAAAACCACGAATCTGTGGTTTTCACTGCCCGCGGCGTACACGGCGGAACCTATGGCGGGAAGTTTGTTGCATACGATTATGCGGCATGGCTAAACCCCGGGTTCAAGTACGCAGCCTATAAGGTCCTCGATGACTACTTCACCGGAGAGCTTCATTATCGCAACAGCTTAAGTGCGCAGCTCAACCTGAAATGTCATGAGTTTGACCAGAAGAAAGACATGGCTAGTTTTTGCGGGCAAGGACTTGCGGCATGGCGCTATACGAAGCCCGTGTTGGTCGCTGAGATTAACACCCTTGCTAACCAACTGCAGATCACGATCCCAGGGCTGCCGGGATGAGTAATCGCGTCATCGAATGCGCCTCCAGAGCGGGGCGCGACTTCTCAGAGTTCATGAAAGGCGAGAAGGGCATGATGGAAGCGCTGGCCTCGGTGGATCAGTTTGGCGAGCAACTTCGCCTCAACGGTTGCGTCAATCATCACTTTGTCAGCTACATGATGCGGAACTCGATCATGCAGGCATTCATGGACATGGCGAACGCCGAGAAGAAAGAAGAGCGCCGCCGTAAAAGAGCGGAAGCAAAAAAGAAGTAGCCATTACAGAAGCTCTTCTCTGAGGGGCTTCGATAATGATCTGTGTAACCCCGCAAGGATGGTGATCACATCTTGCTGACGGGTAAGCCGTAAGTGGCTAAGCACTTCTGAGAAGCAGGGCAGCAGCTGCGACAAGGCAAAGAGGTAACCATGTCCGATATCTACATCATCAAACTGACTACGAACGACGGCGGAGAATACACGGGCAAGATGTCACGACGTCAGCCTGAGCTGGTAAACGGCTTCGTGCCGCTGGCGACTGAAACGGGACAGTGGCTTTACTTCGCTCCTGCCGATGTAAAGCGCGTGGAGTTCACGCCGGTTCCTACCGAGGAAGAAGTCAATGGCGATGTGCAGACTGTCAGCTGAAATCAAAAGCAGGTGGTGGGTTCCTGTCTACCTCAGGACGCTGACAGTGTTCTGCCTGATGATGCGTTGCGAGCCTGATTACCAAAAGGTGAAAAACTTCCTCGTCAAGCATGGCATTAGCCAGAAGCTGAAGTATGAGCCTGTAAAGAAATAACGGAGTAACCAATGAGCAAACCAGATTGGGAGGCCATTGAATCGGCTTACCGGGCTGGTTCATTGTCAGTAAGGGCAATCGGTGAAAAGCATGGTGTTAACCACGCCACCATCCTGAAGAGAGCAAACAAAGAAGGATGGCAGCGCGACCTGACAGAAAAGGTCAGGGCGGCAACGAAAGCCAAGGTAACCAAGTCGGTAACCAAAGACGGTAACCATTCACCAGTGGTTACTGATGAGCAGATTATTGACCAGGCATCCGATGAGGCGGCCGCTGTAGTCATGGCTCATCGGGAAAGTTTGGCGGCATGGCGCGGCATCACCAATAAGCTCCGCGACTTCCTCGAAGACGCAGAAATTACGGAAGACAATCACGCCTCAATGTCTCGCTCGATCACTGCTGGTGTCGATGCTCAGATAAAAGTGATAAACGCTGAGCGTAAGGCGTATAACCTCGACACCGAGGAAGGCAATAAGACGGTTGATGACCTGTCTAACCTGATGGATTCACTGTCTCAGGGGGCGTAATGAAACCTGAGCACATCAAGCTGCTGTCCGATAAAGACTGGCGGCTGAATAATCTCTACTGGATTACCGACAAAGAGGGAAAGCCGACGCGCTTCAGGATGACGCCTGAACAGCGGGAATACTTCGAGGGAATCCACACCCGCAACATCATCCTGAAAGCACGTCAGCTCGGTTTCACAACTGAGGTGTGTATCATCCAGCTCGACGCGGCCCTGTTCGAGTCGGCTAAGTGCGCGCTGATCGCCCATACGCTGAATGACGCAAAGCGCCTGTTCCGCGAAAAGGTGAAGTACGCATACGACAAGCTTCCAGCAGAAATAAAGGCGGCCAACCCGGCGAGCAACGATTCGTCTGGTGAGCTCGTCTTTAAGAAGGGCGGATCACTCTACGTCAGCACGTCGTTTCGTGGCGGTACGCTGCGTTACCTGCACGTTTCCGAGTTCGGGAAGATATGCGCCAAGTATCCAGATAAAGCCCGTGAGATCGTCACTGGTGCGTTTGAGGCGGTATCGACCGGATGCTTCGCCACCATAGAGAGCACAGCTGAGGGCCGGGCGGGTTACTTCTTCGATTACTGCCAGACGGCAGAGAAAGCGTTACTGCAGGGTAAGCCATTATCCGCCCTGGACTGGAAGTTTTTCTTCTTCTCCTGGTGGAAGAATCCGCAGTACGCAATCGACCCGGTTGAAACGCTGCCGGTGCGCCTTCTTGAGTACTTCGCTGAAATGGAGGCGAAGCACGGCGTAGTGGTCAATGAGCGCCAGAAAGCCTGGTACTACGCCAAAGAGAAAACGCTCGGCGACGACATGAAGCGCGAATACCCGACCATTCCGGCCGAGGCGTTCCAGCAATCTGTCGAGGGCGCGTATTACGCCAAGCAGTTCCGCTGGCTCTACACCAACAAGCGGATCGGCCAAATTCCGGATAACTCGCACCTTCCGGTGCACACGTTCTGGGATATCGGCGTGGGCGACTCCACGGCGATATGGTTCGTTCGTGAGGTCGGCGAAGAGTTCCACATCATCGATTACTACGAAAACTCCGGTGAGGGGCTCAGGCACTACATGAAGGTGCTGAAAGACCGCGGCTATGAGTACGGCGAGCACTGGGGCCCACACGACATCGAGAACCGCGAATTCGGCGCTGATGCCAAATCGCGCAAAGAGCTCGCGCAGGAAGGCTATGAAATCGACGGCCAGGTTTACTCGATGACGTTCAATGTTGTTCCGAAAACGGGTGTCGATACCGGCATTGAGTCGGTACGTGAAATTCTCCCGTCATGCGTCTTCGATGAGGAGAAATGTGCCGAGGGCATATCTCACCTCGAAGGCTACCGCAAGGAGTGGGACGACAAGCGCGGCTGCTGGAAAGATAAGCCGCTTCATGACTTCACATCACACGGTGCTGACGGCTTCCGTTACTTTGCAGTAGCGAAGAACAACTACAAGCAGGTCGGCGCAGTATTCTTCTAAGGAGCTCATCAGTGAGTGAACAACAAGGCGAGGTTTCATTCCTCGTTAATGCCCTTGCTGATGCTATCGGGCGGCAGCGCATGCTGTACGCAGGCCAGCCGGGAAACACCAAACGCACGAAGTTGTGGGATGAGTTTGGCTATCCAAACAGTCTCGAGTTCGACCGCTACTACCGGGCCTACGAGCGCAACGCGGTGGCGTTTGCCGCAGTCCATAAGCTTCTCGATTCGTGCTGGGTTGATAACCCGACGATCATCGACGGCGACGGCGGAAAGGAGTCAACCGAGACAACGGACTGGGAAAAGTCAGCCACTAAGCTGCTGAAGAAGCACTGGCCGAAAATTAAGGATGCGGATCGCCGCAATCTTGTTGGCCGGTACTCGGCATTGCTCATTCAGTTCCGCGACGGCAGGGAATGGCATGAGCCGGTAGATCGGGCGAAGGTTAAATCCCTGCGAAATATCGGTAGCGGACCTATCGTTAAGCTAATCCCCGCGTGGGAATCGCAGATCAAGCCAGGCAACTTCGATACCGACACGCTTTCAGAAACGTACGGCCAGCCAGTCTCGTACAACTTCAACGAGCAGCCAGTTGGTGATGATGGCACGTATGGCCCGGTGCGCGGCGTTACCGTGCACCCAGAGAGAATCATCATTCTCTGCGAAGGCTCAGAAGACGAGAACATGCTCTCTGGCGTGCCTTTCCTGCGCGCTGGTTACAACAAACTTCTCGACCTCGAAAAGGTATCTGGTGGTAGTGCCGAAGGTTTCCTGAAGAATGCAAGTCGCCAGCTCGGGATTGCGTTCGACAAAGAAACCAACATTGCGAACCTGTCAAAGCAAGCCATAGAATCTGGCTACAAAGACCTTGGCGAGGCGCTTAACGACAAAGTCGCCAAGATGAACCGTGGCACGGATGCGGCCCTGGTTATGCAGGCCGGCACGCCGTCGGTGCTTTCTGTTGCGGCGGCAGACCCGTCCCCGACCTGGACAGTGGCAGCCAACGAGTTTGCATCTTCGATCCAGTGCCCGTTCACCATACTGTTTGGTCAGCAGACGGGGCGCCTTGCCTCCGATGAGGACAAAACAGACTGGGCGAAGCGCTGTAACGGCCGCCGCTGGGGATTCCAGTCGACGATTGTAGAGAGCGTGCTTGAGCGCTTCTGGACCGTAGGCGTAATTGACCCGCCATCATCCGGAGAGGTCACGCTGGCATGGTCTGATCTGCTCGCGCCTAGCGAGAAAGAGAAGATTGCCAACATGCAGGCAATGGCTGTCGTGGCGAAAGATACCCAGCAGGCATACGGCACACCGGCGCTCGATGAAAACGAAATCCGCGCAGTCGGTGAGCTGGAGCCTCGCAAAGTCGTTCAGCCACCTAACCCTGATGTAAAGCAAACCGATAAGGATCCGCTGACTGATGATGATGACAGCGCAAACCAGAATCGGGACGCCAATCGTACCGCGCAATAAAGCTGACCCTACGCAGTCCTCGCGGCAGGTCAGCAGGATGTTCAATGATATCGAAGACCGGTATCTGAACATCAAGCGCAGGCTTAAGGCTCTGTTTGATCTGCGACTGACAGGGCAGCAGCGTGAGGTTAATGGCGAGCAGTCCTGGATGATGTGCAACAACGAGGGCGCTGAGCCTTCGCTGTATCAGGTCAATGCCGGTAAGTTCATCTACGACATGACAGCTGCTGAACTTGCCGACCTGCTGCAGGTTGTGCAGTCGATTCTGGATGATGAGCTTCTCGATGGTGGCAGCCAGAACCTGTGGGCGATGGACTATGTCATTGCAGAGTATGACCGCGGCACTCTAAACGCCTTCACCAACCTTTCTGTGCAGTCGCAGGTGTACGCCAGTCAGACGACGCTGCAGCAGCTTTTAAGCAGTCCGGGCTACCTTAACCAGATAGCGTCAGCCAGGCTGACAACGTTCAGTGACTGGAAGGTTATCAGCGATACAGCCCGCGGCGACCTGACCAATATCATCACCGATGCGGTAACGCGCGGCGTGAATCCTCGCGAGACGGCCAGCGTTATCAGCAAGCGCCTAGATGTGTCGATGTCGAAGGCAAAGACCATCGCTCAGACTGAGCAGGTCGGCGCGCTGCGTCAGGCGCAGTGGAATGAAACGGACTGGGCCGCTGACCGGCTGGGGCTGAATACCGGCCTGTTGTGGTTGTCAGCCCTCAAACCAACGACCCGACTATGGCATGCCAGCCGTCACGGCAGGGTCTACACCACCGAAGAGGTGCGCGACTTCTACGCTGTGAATGGGAACCGGTACAACTGCTACTGCAGCCAGATCCCGGTACTGCTCAACGACGACGGCAGCATTTTCAATGAGGGGCTGGCGGATAAGCTGAAGAAAGAGCGTAAGCAGTGGACCGCCAAGGAGGCTGCGTGACTGTTTATTGGTGCTGTTGTTGCGGTCGAACCGTGAGCTACCAGTCCGTAACTGCGCTGGACTATTTCCCCTGGTGCTGTAGAGCGCCGATGCTACGTAAAATCCAATAACGAGGACCCAGCATGAAACGCAACCGCGTTAACGTGCTGACCGTCGTCAACTCCGCTTCAAACATCACCACTGAAACCATCGACGGCAAGCCACATATCGTGGTTCGCGGCATCACGCCTGTCGTGGACGATATCGTGATGAACCGGAAGTTGTACCCGGCAGCAGAAATCGAAAAGGCCTACAACACGCTCGAGCGTAACCCGATGCCGCTGGGCCATCCGAAAGTGGACGGCAAGCATGTTTCTGCGCGGGATGTCCGGGCGGTGAACGAGTACCACGTCGGGGCCTGGCTACAGAACGTCAGCCATAAAGACGGCAAGGTGACGGGCGACATGTACGTTAACCGCCAGTACGCCGAGTCGAGCGACAAGGGCAAACGCCTCATCAACCGCCTGGATGAAATGCTGGCTGGCACAAACTCCGACCCGATCCACATTTCCACCGGCCTGCTGTATTCCGGTATCGCCGCCAACGGCGAGTCGAAGGGCAAGAAGTACAACGAGATCGCCACCAACATGATGTTTGACCATGTGGCGGTGCTGCTTGATGAGCCTGGCGCCGGTACGCCGGAAGAGGGCGTGGGCATTTTCGTTAACTCTGAAGGCGATGAGCAACAGATTGAAGTTGCCCGCCTTGCTGATGGTATCGATTGCACCCGCGACGGCCTGCTTAACAAAACCAAATTTTTCTTCACCAATGCCTCCAACTTCTCTTTCGACGACATCTCCCGTGCTATCAGCGACAAGCTGCGCGAGGGTGACGCCGAAGATAAGTGGCTTTGGCCTGAAACGGTGTGGCCGGACAGCTTCATCTACCGCAATGACACCAAATACCTGAAGCAGAAGTACCTCATCGATGATGACGGCAAGGCCGTGTTCGTCGGCGAACCTGTAGAAGTCGTGCGCAAACCCACTGAGTACGAGATTAAAACCAACGGAGAGAACGATCCGATGAAAGAACTGATTATCAATGCGCTGCAAGCCGCTGGTAAGCCGACTGAAGGCAAGTCCGACGCCGAGCTGATGGACGCATACAACCAGATGAAGGCCGAAGAAGCCACCGCCAAGAAAAAAGGCGATGAAGAAATCGACCCGGAAACCGGCAAGCCCAAGAAAAAAGAGCAGGTCACCAATAACGAAGAGATGCCAGCGTGGGCGAAAACACTCGCCGATCGCGTGGACGTCGTTTTCAACAGCCTGAACGCGAACGCCGACAAAGAGAAAGGCGAAAAGCGCGCGGCTGTGAAGCTGGCGATGAACATGAGCGATGAAGAAGTCGCAGATCTGGACGGCAAGGCGCTCGACGCTATGTACGCCAAGTGCCAGACATCTTTCGGCCTGAACGGTGCATTCCGCCAGGCAACCAACACCCAATCAGTCAGCGAAATGCCGGAGTAAAAAATGGCTAAAGACGGAAAACACGTAATTCACGCCGGTGGCGTATTCCCTAATCCGCTGCTTAACCGTGAAGGCGGGGCGGCTGCATCGACTCTGCCTGGTACAGTTGGCTTCTTCAGTACTGCTGACAAGTTCACGGCCTCTGTGGTCGGGGCAGAATCCGCCATCAAGTATGTGGCAAACAAAGACTACCTGCGCTGCCTGAGTGTTGATGACGCAATCCCAGCAAATGAATTGGTTGTTGGTATTCATCCGCTGCCTGGCATGTTCCTAAATGTGCGAGCAGCAGCGGGCACTTACACCAAAGGCCAGCCGGTTGCAGTAGCCAACGGTCAGATCACTGCGGTTGTAGATGATGCCGCCGTATTCGCTTATGTCGAAGAAGATAAAGCAGTCACTGCGGTGGCGGGCGATCTGATTCGCGTTGTGTTCAAATAAGGAGCACTGAATGTTTGTATTCTCCAAGTCTATCGGCGAGAAGACCGGTAACCTCGCGGTAAACCAGGCGCAATGGCGCGCTCTCGAACTTGAGCGAAACGCCAGTGCTCAGGCAGCAGCTGATTTTCTGGCGCGCACTCAGTTCCGTGGTGATGCAGAAAACGCCCCTTATCTCGACGCGGTGAACGCAGTTGACGATATCCGCCGCCTGTATCGCGCTTTCGACACAACTGTGCTTCAGCAGTTCGAGCCAAATACCGAATTCACCCTACTGAACGATCTGATGCCGCTCTCTCGCTCCGTGCGAATTGAGCAGTCTCGTTACGATTACGCTCGTACCGGTGGCCGCGGCTGGGCTCATACTTCCATGTCCGGTCAGGTTGGTGCGGCGCTGGATGCTCGCAGCTATTCCTTCGATGGCACCATGGTACCTATTCACGACTCGGGCTTTAAGTTCGAATGGCGTGATCCAATCTTCAACAGCCCGCAGGCATTGCAGTCGCAGTCGGATGCTCAGCGTGGTTCTGTAGAAGATGTACAGCGTCGTTACGTTGACTACATTTTCAACGGCTTCCGCGATAAGGCTGGTAACTTTGCAGTATTCGACGGCCTGACCTGGAAAGGGCTGCGTGACGATGAGCGTGTAGCACAGATCGACCTTGGGGCTTCCGGCCTTAACATCGATTTCACCTCTGGCACAGCAACGTCTCAGGCTATCCGCGCCGGGGCAATCGCGCTTCGTGATCAGATGCGTCGCGTAAACAACCAGTATGCAGAGCAGACCTGGTATGTATCCGGCGAAATCATCTCCAACCTGGAACGCTACTTCTCCGACAACTTCCAGTCCGGAACGATCATGGATGAAATCCTGAAGCTGACCAGCGTTGCGGCGATTAAAGAAGACAGCCAACTGTCAGGTAACGAAATCGTCATCGTTCCGCTGTCTGCTGGCGTCATTGCTCCAATCGTCGGCCAGGCTATCGGTACCGTTGCATCTCCGCGTCCTGAGTACAACAGCGACTACATCTGGCGCACCTGGGGTGCAATGGGGTTGATGGTCAAGCAGGACATCAACAACAAATACTCCGTAATTCACGCATCAAGCTAAGGATAAATCATGGCACTGGTAGAAATCGTGGCAAGCAACCTGCACGCCGGTGCCAACCTCCGCAAGCTGGAGGTTGGTTCAGTGGTGGATGTGGACGATGCAACAGCTGAGCGCTGGATCAGCACTGGCAAGGCGAAGGAGACCGACAAGAAGAAAGGCGAGAAGCTTACCTTCGAAGTGGCTACTCATTCAGCTCCTGCGACAGATCTGACGGCCCTTCAAAAGCAACTCGCCGACGCACTGGAGCAGAACCAAAAGCTAATCGCCGATGGTGAAGCTAAAGACAAGGCTCACGCCGACACACTGGCAGCAGAAACCAAACGCGCTGACGAAGCCGAAGCAGCATTGGCGGAAGCAATCAAGAAGGCGAAATAACCATGGCTGACCCAATCACAGCGGCAGACGTGCAGGCGTTCCTCGGTGAATTGGGTTACTCCATCCCGGGCGCGCTGCTGGAGCCGATTCTCTGCGTGGTAAACAAGATCATCCCGTGCCTCGATGGAGCGGGGTATGACGAGTGCACTGCAAAGCTGATCCTGATGTACGCCGCAGCGCTTATGGCTACGTCTTCCGGCGCGCGCCGCATCAAATCGCAGGGTGCACCGTCTGGTGCTTCCCGCTCGTTTGAATATGGCGACGATGGCATCACATGGCTGCGTGACTCGTTGGCCCGGCTAGATACCAGCGGCTGCACCGGAGAGTTGCCGATCAGCGCTGGTAATAGTGTCGGCTTGTTCATGGTGGTTGGGGGCTGCTGATGACGTACAAATCAGTTAAGCACGGGCTACCGCGCTCATTCACCCGCGTCTGGGTGATGACCGACACCGGGCGGGAGACTACCGGCTACGTGAAATCGGACGGCGAGTGGTTCATCAACTGCCCGCGCATCCGGGCGACAGGCGCAAAGGTGCTGCGCTGGAAGGAGGGCTGATGTCGTCTACTGCTTCATGGTCATACAACAAGCCGTGCACGATATGGCGCAAAGGTGCAGGTGGTAATGACGAGTGGGGCGATCCTGTCGACCCATACGAACCACCTGAAACCATCATGTGCGACTACATCGGCGGCCTGTCAGCAAAGCTCGGATCAATCGGTAAAGAGGTTGTCGTAAAAAACACCTTCTTTACAGCTTATGCGCTGGCCGATGAGGGCGATTACATTCTTATTGGTGTGAGCACTGAACCAGACCCGGTCGTGGCCGGTGCCGATGAAGTGCGTCACGTGACGCGATGGAACGACACCTTGGATGGTCTGGAAGATGACTGGGCGATAATTACGGGAGTGTAGCTATGGGTGGAAAGGTGCGGGGCATTCGGCAGGCGCAAGCCAACCTGAACCGGATTATCGACGACATCCATGGACGTAAAGTGGTTCGTGCCATTCAGTCAGCGTTGATTATCGGTAGCGGTCAGGCTGCGCTCTATACGCCTATCGACACTTCAACGTTGCTGAATAGTCAGTTTCGGGAGATCAACGCAAACGGAACTCGTGTGACGGGCAGGGTTGGTTACACGGCCAACTACGCAGTTTACGTTCACGATCCAAATCACCCGCAAAAATTCCGACGCTCAACCGCCCGTAAAGAGTTCCTCACCAAAGGTTTTGAGGATACTCGCTCTGAGATAGATGATGTTGTGCGTAAGGAGCTTTCGCTATGACGCCTATGATGCACGAGCGGGTGCGTAACATGTTCGTCGACGCCGGGCTAACGACCGGCTTCACGGTCCAGCAGTTGATGTACGACGACCCGAAGGACTTGGCTAAAGCCATAATCGTCTTCAGACCAAACGGTGGGTCAAATATCCGTACTGACCTCGGATCTGAGTATCACGTCCTGGTCGACGTCGTCGGCGCGAAGGACAAGCGCAAAGACGCACTCAATGCCGTGCAGCGCATCGTTGATTACGTTCAGGCAAACCCCATGGCTGACGAGTGCGTCGGCTACATCCAGAACATGGGCGCAATTCCCGCGCCGGTGCTCACTGAAGAAGGGCGAATAGTCTTCCGACTCCAGTTCGCCTGCACTTACGGCGAATAGCCACCCCAACCAAATAACCCGCTTCTGCGGGTTTTCTTTTTTATACGTCAAAGAGGAGTTTCACATGGCTAATTGCCAGAACTCGAACGAGCGCCTGTTCGGCGGTGCGGTCGTGCTGGAAGTCGCCGATGGCTGCCCGGACGTCAAGCCACTTGAGTCTGAGTGGATGGCGCTGGCCGCTGGTACGTCGAAGGGCTTCGACTTCAACCCGAACTCGGTTACCTCTGATGCGGATGACGGCGGCGGCTATGTCGAGACCATCATCACCAACAGTGACTTTACCCTGAGCTTTGAGGGCGAAGTGCGCAAGAAGGACAAGCTGGATCAGTACGGTGTCGGCAAGTTCATCAAGTATTTCGCTGATGAGCTGAAGGCCAAGCGCCAGCCTGGTATCTGGGTGCGCATGGACTACGGCCCGGTCGAATTCATCGGCTACATGAACATCACGGCGCTGAGCTCTGACGGTGGCACGAACGACATCGTCACGTTCTCCACTGAGTTCAAAGTCGGCGACGCTAGCACCATCGAAGTGAACGAAATCACTGCGGTTGCTGTGACTGGCGTGACGGTAACTCCGACAACCAGCACCGGCACGGCGGGCGGTACCAGCACCTTCTCGGTGAATATCGCACCAACCGGCGCAACCAATAAAAACTTCACTGTAGCGACTACCGATGCGACCAAAGCAACGGCCACCGCATCCGGCAACACCGTTACCGTGACTCGCGTCGCCACCGGCAGCGCGCAGATCATCATCAACACCGAAGACGGCAACTTTGTGGCCGTGCATACGGTTACCGTTACCTAACGGACATTCCAAAGGGCGGCGTGCTGCCCTTGATAATGACCGTTTACTGGAAGGCTTATGACCGCTTTAACCGATATTGGCGAACTCTCCATCAGCGACAGCCGCGAAGGCGGGAAAGATTATCTGCTACGGCCTTCATTCGAGGCTATGACTAGGATCGGCACTCCGGAAGAGATTGTGCAGGCGTACGCCACCATCCATGGCATTGAGGTTTCTCAGCTCACTGAAGCGTGCGCGAGCACTTTTGGACGATTTCCTGAATGGTTGTCTCCTTCATTCAACAGAGCCACTGAAAAGATTCTATCCACGAGCATGCTTGTGCTGCAGGCATGCTGTGAGGAAGACTTGACGGCCATGATCGGTGAATGGAAAGGGTGGCGACATTGCGTCGTATACCGACCGGGACAGATGCCGAAGAACGACATCATCGTGCTGGCGCAGCACCTCATGCAGCACGGCATCGTCGGAAAAGCCAAGGTTCGCCAGTTGCAGCGCCATGAAACAGGCGAGCGCACTACAGAGTTTAAAGCATTCGACTACATCAGCGCAGCTCGCAGCCACTTCGGAATGAACCGCACTGAAGCCTCTCAGTTAACGATGACCGAATTCATCCTTTTTTTGAATGCTAAGTACCCTAATCAAAAAGGTTTCACAAGAGACGAATATGACCAAATAACAAACGATTATTTGGCGCGGAAAGCACGACGCCTCGCCAAAGAAAAATAAGTCCTTCGCAAAACACAAAGTCCAGACAATCCAGCCTCGCAAACGCGGGGCTTTTTTGTGTCCGCAGTAAACGCGCTTCACACGCGCATTGTATAATCCTAGAGCCTACAGAAAGCGAGCCTGAGAGTAGTTGTACTCTGGGGCGGCTATCTCTGTGTGACAGGCTCACTTTCTATAGGTAAACCTCATGCAATATCCAACCGTATCAGTAAACGGCGTTTCCGTTCGCGTTGATGACGAAGGGCGCTACAGTCTGAATGATCTCCATGCCGCCGCGGTGGCCAACGGAGAAGCAACTGAGTCGCAGAAACCAAGCAAATTCCTGAGGAACGCCCAGGTTAAACGCTTCATTAAGGCGCTGAAAACCAAAGCCCAAAAATGTCCTCTGGAACAAAATCAACCACTTAAAGTTATTAATGGTGGTGATGAGCCTGGTGCGTGGGGCGTAGAGTTGCTGGCCATCCGTTATGCCGCATGGATTAAGCCTGAATTTGAGATTGAAGTATATGAGGTGTTCCGAACGGTGGTTCGCCTCGGCATTAGTGCCATGTCACGCCTGAACAAAATCGACCACATCATTAATACCGAAACCAAAGCGATCAGCCAGTGCGCCAGTCAGATGGCAAAGTGGGGCGTTGGCGGGCGCAAGCAGTTATTGCACACTGCCCGTGAACGGGTGGCTGACGAGGTTCAGATGTATCTTCCGGGCATAGTGTGAGTTTGTATAAGCCCGCTCCGGCGGGTTTCTTGCTTCCCATTGCATCAGATTCCATTTAGGATTTATCCCACTGTTACTAATGAGGGATAGGGATATGAAGAAGATTTTGGCGATCGCCTTTTTGGGGTTATTTAGCACCGTAGCAAATGCAGAAATGGAAAGCTCTGGTGCTTGGGTAACGAAATCTGACACTAATAAAATGACCGACGAAACAGACTTTGTTGCCTTAAACACGTCTTCCGATACATACAACAAAGACGGCCTGACACGTGAAACAACGCTGGTTCTGAGATGCAGCAGCAATAAAACAGATGCGTACCTGTCTTTCCGTGACTTTATGGGATCAGATGCTCCAACCATTACAATGAGGCTCGACGGCGGGAAGCCAACCAAAAAATCATGGGGTGGCGGTGAAGGTGGTGATGCAGCATTTGCACCTCAGGCTGTGTCATTTATCAAAGAGCTTTCCAAGCATAAGAAAGCAATATTTGGGTTTGAGCCTTACGGATCGACAATGCAGATTGTTGAATTCGATTTGACTGGTATAGATAAGGTTGCCGAGAGCCTTTCCAAAGCGTGCAAGTGGAAATAATCATTCGTTGAGAACAACCCTCCTCGGAGGGTTTTTTTATGTCCGGAGAATAGTCAAATGGCAGGAGAGGAAATAGCAGGCAGCATAGTCTACGAGGTAGGCGCGGAAGTTGAGCCATTACTTCAGGGCGGAAGGCAAGTAAATAAGGTCCTCACTGAAATTGAGAATGCTCTCGATGACAATATCGCTCAGTTCAAAAAAATGGACACGCAAGTATCTGCGACAGCACAGGCGGTTAACCAGTCAGTCCGCAGCTTCAGTGGCTTCCAGAACGCACTTCGCCAGGGTGGTTATCAGGTTCAAGACTTTATAGTACAGGTTCAGGGTGGGCAATCAGCCCTTGTGGCCCTGAGTCAGCAAGGATCACAATTATTGGGGGTGTTCGGCACTGGCGGCGCAGTTGCTGGGGCATTGTTAACGCTTGGCACCGTTATCGTAGGGTCCCTAATCGCTGGGATGGATAACGCAACCATTTCAACCAAGGCACTCACGGAAGCACAAAAGAGGCTTTCGGACATTTTCCAGATCTCCTCGAATGGTGTCGTCGTACTGTCTGATAAGTTTGCTAAATTAGCTGAGACAAGCGAAAACGCAGCCCGTGCGCAATTAACCATGGCTCTTATTGATGCTAACAACATTATTAAAGCCTCTGTGCAAAGTGTGAATCAACTTGGTGATGCACTTGGCACATGGAAAGCCCCGTTGTCGGCGGCAATAAGCCAAATGGATGCTTTGAAAGCAAGGGGTATAGATGTAAACCGCGCGTTAAAGGAACTTGGTGGGACCTATGAGGGAAATATAATTGGTCTTAACCAACTCAATCAGGCCGTAAATAATATTTCTGATTCATTCGGAATAAGCGCGGACGATGCAATTAAGTTAGTTCAGGCGCTTGGCGCGGTTCGTCAGAATGCAAATCCAGAAACCATTGCGGCATTGCGTGATGTTACAGTAGATCTCAGCCAAAAATATGGGTATGCAAATAAGTCTCTGTCTGAATTCACTGGCAAAATCGGCGAATATTCATTGAAGGCAGATCAGGCTAAAGAATCAACCAGGTTAGCCACTGAAATGCTGCAGGGGCACAAAGTTGCTTCCGAAGCTGATGCGGAAGCCATAGCGCAAAACACCCAGAGGCTCCAAAACTATATCCAGATGATAAAGGATGAGGGGGCAACTATCGCGATGACTGCTCGCCAGAAGGCTCTTTACAGAGCTGAGCAGTTAGGCGCAAGCGATGAAGACAAAAAGGCGATAAACACTTCGTTTGACAAAATTGAAGCGTTTAAGAGTGAGCAGGCACTACAGAAAGAATCAGCAAAGGAAGCACGGAAAACAGCAGCGGCAGCATCTTCTCAGGCTAAAAAAGATATAAGCCAGCAAGAATCCATTGCTCAGAAACTGGCTAATCTCCGCGCTCAATCAGACCTGACCACAGAGTCGATTGAAAAGCGCCGTATTCAAGAGGCGGGTCTTCGTGCGGAGCAGTCTCTTGGTGGCGCCGCCACTCAGCAGCAACTGGCGGAAGCGAGGGCGCTTGGGGAGGCAAACGAAAAGGCAGCAATCTCCATTCAGAAGCGCAAAGAGGCTGAGCAGGGACAGAAGTATGCCAAACAGGAGATAGCTGCCGGAAATACCTCGGTCAACCCTATCACTGGGGCATCAGTGGATCCGCTGGCGCAAATCAATCTCCAGGAAACACAAAAGCTTGAGGCCATAGCTAAATATCAGGAACTGGATAAGCAAAATACCCAGCTTTACGAAGACGCCAAAACTGCCATCCAACTGCAGGCGTCAAACGCACGCATGCAAATAGCGCAGACTGAGGCAGATCAGCAAAGAGCATCCGTTCTTTCTATTCTGGGCTCTGCGTCCCAGGGTTTTGATAGTCTGGCTTCGATAATTGCTGACTCCGCTGGCAAGAGTAACGCAGCGTACCAGGTCATGTTCGCAGCCAGTAAGGCGTTTGCGATTGCCCAGTCTACCCTCAGCCTGAATACCGCAATCATGCAGGCCATGGCTGATCCGACAGCGCTGACTCCAGCGCAAAAACTTGCGAACTATGCAGCTATCGCCTCTGCTGGAGCTTCATTACTTTCGAACGTTGCGAGCATCTCATATGGTGGCGGGCGTGAACACGGCGGGCCGGTATCTGCCAGCTCCATGTACCGTGTGGGCGAAGGTGGCAAGCCTGAGATTTTCAAGGCCAGCAATGGCAGCCAGTACATGATCCCCGGCGATAACGGTCGCGTCATCAGTAACCGGGATATGGGCAGTGGTGGGGGCGGTGGAGATGTGACAATCCACCAGGAGAATCACTATCACTTCGATGGAAGTCCCAACAGCCCGGAAACGGTCAAACAGTTTGACAAGGTGGCGTACAACGCCGCATTACGCGCCATCAGAAATGAGCAGCGTCCAAATGGGATGCTTGAAAAAAGCCGTTAATGTGCATATATCTGATGGGCAAATTAAAAGGAGAATGAGATGGATTACCATATCGAAGATATTACAGCATTTGATAATGACAATGGTTCCGGGATTATCGCAAGGGTCGTTTTTCATTATGAAACGCATCTGAAAAGTATTTCAGTTAATGTTCATATTCCACTGGATAAGAATGCTTCTCTTGCAGTTATTGAAAGTCGTGTATTCGAAGAAGCTAAAAAGCAACTTAAAGAGCTTGCTGTGGAATTCTGATTCTCTATCGCAATGAACGTAGACCCGCTCCGGCGGGTTTTTTATTGGGAGCAACCATGCCAGAAACATTCACTTGGGCCCCACAGAAGGGCTACAGCGTCGAAAGAACGCCTAACGTAGCAGTCGTCAAGCTAGGCGATGGCTACGAGCAGCGCCAGACGAAGGGCATTAACCCTCTGATGGATAAATACTCGCTGACATTCACAGGCGTGGATGATGCGAAATGCTCAAGGCCTAATGCTGCGAAAGCTGCCGATGCTTTCCTCAAGGCACGTATGGCGGTGCAGTCTTTCTATTGGACGCCATCTGATACTGGAGTACAGAAGCTATTTGTCTGCCGCTCATGGAGCATGACAAAGACCGGGCCGCTATACGAACTAACGGCCACATTTGAACAAGTGCCAAGATAAGCCACCCCAGGGTGGCTTTTTAAATGGGAGTTTGCCGTGCGCGACATACCAGTGAATTTAATTATCGATAGCGTCGATGCGGGGGTCGGGGCTTTCATCGACCTTTTTGAAGCAGACCTGCAGCCATACGGCGGGGACATTATCCGCTTCCATTCTGGAACGAACGGCTACTACGGCAACGTTATCTGGAAAGGTAACCAGTACCAGGCATATCCGATAGCGGTGGAGGGATTCGAGTCAAAGAACGAAGGCACCTACGCCCGCCCGTCTATGGCGGTGGCGAACGTTACCGGTTTACTGACGGGCATAAACCATGACTTCGACGACATGCTTGGGGTGGTGATCACCCGCCGTCAGGTTCCGGTGAAATACCTGGACGCGGTGAACTTCCCCAATGGCAACCCTGACGCAGATCCGACGCAGGAAGCGGTTTCCCGCTACGTTGTTGAGGAGATGACGGAAGAGACGTTCGAGCAGGTGACATACACGCTGGCGACACCGATTGACTGCGACAACGCCATCATCCCGGCCCGTACCATTCTCGCCGACGTATGCCAGTGGCAGTATCGCGGCGTCGGGTGTGGATATGACGGGCCGCCTGTTGCAGATGAGCGTGACAACCCAACCACTGATCCAGCGAAGGATAAATGCTCCCACCGTCGTACCGGTTGCCGGTTTCGCTACCCACGTCCTGAACCAATGCCAATAAGCAGTTTCCCCGGCTCTCAAAAGGTCTCCTGATGCAAGAATTACTCGATTATGCGGCATCGTCGCAGGATGAAGTGTGCGCGCTAATCCTGAACGACGAGCGAGTGTTTCGCTGTCGGAATGTGCATCCAGAGCCCTGGCATAATTTCCGCATAAGTGACGATGACTGGCTTGCGGCGGAGGAAGAAGGGGAGATTACAGCGGTCTTCCATTCGCACCCGCAAAGCCAGCCAGCGCTTTCAGGTGCTGACCGGCAGACGCAGGTTATGACCGGTCTGTCATGGTGGCTGGCATCTGACGGAGAGCTCAGGAAATACAGGCCTGTGCCACTCCTGCTGGGGCGCAAGTTCGAGCACGGCATCATGGACTGCTACACGCTCTTTCGGGACGCATACCACCTTTGCGGAATCGACCTGCCTGATTTTGAGCGCACTAACGGATGGTGGCTGCGGGGAGAGAATCTCTATCTGGCTAACATGCCGGACAACGGGTTCTATCAGGTATCTATGCAGGATACACAACCCGGTGACGTCATTATCAGGCAGCCATTCCCCGGCGCCGACCCATGCCACTCAATGATTCTCCTTCATGACAACCTTGTGCTTAACCATGACCATGTCGGACACCTCAGCAGACGAGAACAAATGCGCCCGGCATACATCAAGCAGACGCATTCAATCTGGAGACACGAACAGTGCTCATCTTTAAATTTGCAGGCAATTTACGCCGATTTTACCGCCAGATACCCCTGAATGTTGACACTCCAGCGCAGGGATTACGCCTTCTTCTGGCGCAGGATTTCGCCTTCAAAAAAGCCTTTCTCAATACAAAGCTGCGTGTGCGGGTAGCGGGCGAGGATATTGAGGCATCTGCGATGCAATGGCATATGGACCGCCACCTTAAAGATGGCTCAGTGGTCCTGTTCGTGCCGGTAGTGGAGGGGGCGATCACCGCCGCTGCGGCCGCATGGATTGCGGTTGCCGTTAGCGTAGCGTCTATAGCTTATTCGGTTTACATGTCACGCAACATGAAGACCAAAACCTCCGCAGAAGCCGCAGAGACCAATACGCTCACAAATAACTCATTTACCAGTGCTGAGAACCGGGTGGGGCAGGGGCGCGCGGTGCCACTCCTACTGGGAGAAATGGAGGTCGGTTCGAACGTAATTTCACTCGGTATCGACACAAGCAACAACCAGGACTGGACGGAATCTATTAGCTAAGGTGGCATTATGTCTTCAGGTGGCGGCAAAGCATCAACCCCCAAACTCCTCGACGATAACCTCAAGTCAAAGCAATTTTACCGGGTACTGGATCTCATCAGCGAAGGGCCTATCTATGGTCCCGTTGATCAGGAACACCTGTCATCATTCAAGCTCAATAAGACTCCCGTAACTGATGCGACAGGCATTGTCAGCGTAAATGGTGTCAGCGTCGCCTGGCGCCCAGGCTCTGAAACGCAATCCCCCATTAATGGCTTCTCTGCTATTGAAGCGACCACCATCGTAAACACCGAAGTAACCTATGATACTCCGCTGGTTCGCACCATAACCGATCAGGACGTTACCCGGGTGCGGTTTAACGTTGGTGTGACCGGACTGGTCGAGCAGGACACCAAAGGCAATCAGAAAAACACGTCCGCCACTCTGGTGCTGGAGAGCAGAACCGGTGCTTCAGGCTGGGTTATTGAAAAGACCGTGACTATCACCGGGAAGATATCAGGCGAATACCTTGAGGCCCATCTGATTGATGCTCCGGATATTAAGCCGTTTGATATTCGTGTTCGCCGCATTACACCTGACAGCAGCAGCGATTTACTGTCCAACGGCACCATCTGGAATAGCTACAGTGAAATCACTGACGACAACCTTAGCTATCCATTTTCAGCCATCGCTGGAGCAGTAATCGATCGCGACCAGTACACAGATACCCCAAGCCGCACTTACCATCTTCGCGGGCTGATTGTACCCGTACCAGACAATTATGACCCTATAGCCCGCACTTACTCAGGGCTGTGGACAGGTGGATTCAAGCAGGCATGGACCAATAACCCAGCCTGGTTGTTCAGAGAGCTGGCAAAGAATTCTCGTTTCGGGCTGGCTAAACGTGCCGGCTACATAGATGTGGATGACGGTGCACTGTATGTGCTGTCTCAGTATTGCGATCAGCTTGTTGACGATGGGTACGGCGGAAAAGAACCACGCATGACGCTAAACGCCTACATCACAGAGCAGGCTAGTGCGAGAGACATTCTCGACAAGATAGCGAGCATGTTCCGTGGAATTGCATTGTGGGACGGTGTGCGCCTGTCTGTCATGCTGGATGCGCCACAAGATCCGATTGCGACAATCACGAATGCTAACGTGGTTGATGGCAACTTCAAGCGAAGCTCTGTGAAGCGCTCTGAGAAATACAATGCAGTGGTGGTGTCATGGACCGACCCGGATAACGGTTGGGAGCAGGTAAAAGAGTACGTATCCGATGACGACATGATTGCACGTGGAAATTACAACGAGACTACCCTTGAGGCCTTCGGGTGTACCTCTCGCGGGCAGGCATGGCGAGCAGGGAAGTGGCTACTGGAAACTGCAAAGCGTGAGAGCAGTCGATTAACATTCCAGATGGCCCGAGATGCCATTCATTTCACGCCCGGTGACATAGTTGAAATCATGGACAACAACTATGCTGGCGCGCGGCTCGGCGGCAGAATTATGTCACATTCAGGCAATAAAATTACCGTTGATGCTGTCGAATCATCGCTTATAGCTGGCGGCGATACCATGTCTATCATGGGGAGCAACGGTAAATTCGTGAAGTACGTCATTGATGGCGTTGCTAACAACGTGGTAACCCTGAAGACGACTCCATCATGGGTGCGTGATGGAACAGTGTTTGCCATCTCTACCAGCAACGTCTCAACTCGGTTATTTCGTATCCTCAGCGTCGCAGAGACAGAAAACAATTCCGTATACAGTATTACTGCGTCACAGCATGATCCGAACAAACAGGCCATTGTGGATGAAGGCGCAGTGTTCGAAATTCCTAACGACACGCTTAATGGCTACCGCGTTCCGAACGTTGAAAACCTGCGGATTATTAACACCAATTCGGAAACGGTACAGGTTATGGCGACATGGGAAACAGCTACGACGACCAAAAAGCTTGTTTTCGAACTTTATGTCTACTCGGGTGATGGGAAAGTGGTTTCTCAGTACGAAACAGACCAGTTCCGGTATGAGTTTTATGGGCTGGCCGCCGGTAGCTACACGCTGGGTGTTCGTGGCCGCAATGAAAACGGGATGAAAGGTGTTGAAACGCAGATCAGTATGATTATCGGTGCGCCACCTGCACCATCCAGCATTATCTGGACGCCCGGCCTGTTTTCTGCTGACCTGGTGCCAGTCATGCGTATCACCGCTACCACAGATACTTCTTTCGAATTCTGGTACTCAGGGCAAAACAAGATTACCGATCCAGCTAATATCGAAGACCTGGCGCAGTTTTTGGGTCGCTCAAACCAGTGGACGCTTCACGGCCTACAAGCAGATAAAACGTATTACGTTTATGTGCGCACCAGGAATGCTTTTGGTGTGTCTGAGTTTGTTGAGGCGTCAGGGCAGGCGTCATCTGATATTCCAGGAATGATAGAGCTTATTGATGAGCAAATACGAGAGTCAGATGCGTTTAAAAATGTTCAGGAGGGTGTTGATACTAACCTTGAAGGTATTCTACAAAACGCATTAGCGAATAATGGTACAGTAGAACGTCAATTCCAGCAATTGGGTGAAGTAAATGCTGAGATCTTAACAGTTAGAACAACAATTGCCACGGTAGACAGTGCTCTTGCTCAGCTTACTACTAGTGTCAAGTCTCAGTTTGATGGAGTTAATTCTCAAATTCTTGAACAACAAACAGCTATTAGTGATAACAAGAAAGCTATCGCTTCGCTCAATACGTATGTTCAGGCTCAGTTTGGAGACGTGACAGCAGCGATTAACCAGAAGCTAGACGCTGAGGTGACAAACAACGGTACTGGGAAAGTATCATACACCCTGAACCTTGGTGTTATTCGCAATGGTGTGAAGTATAATACCGGCTTTGGAATGTCCATTGAGCCATCTGGCGGGTCCTACAAATCCACAGTAGTTTTTGCTGCTGACCAATTCGGTATTTACTCGGGGAGTGATCCTGGGAATTATCAAGCTGCTTTCTTCGTCTATAACGGCCAAGTATTTATCAGATCTGCTTTCATTCAGGACGGGAGTGTTGATAACGCCAAAATCGGTAACTTTATCCAGTCCAACAATTATGTTGCAGGGTCTGTCGGGTGGAGGCTGGATAAATCAGGAACATTTGAGAACTACGGTTCGACAACTGGAGAGGGAGCCATGAAACAGACAAACCAGACAATCAGTGTGCGTGACGCCAACAATGTGTTGCGGGTGCAGATCGGGAGAATCACGGGAACATGGTAAACATTGGGCCTGAGGTGGGGCCCTTTTTTAGGATGAACAGCGATGGCTCATTACGGTGTTGAAACCTGGGACGCCTCAGGCAGGGTGAACAACTATGGAATTAAGCCTGTCAGTGTAAGCGGCTACCTACAGTTGGCCCAGAATGAAAAAACAGGCTCTTACTCCGTAGTGCTTCCACCGGGGTGTAAGCTTACTTATTTTCAGATCATGAACGGCGATCAGTGGGGAACGAGCCGGAGGAAGATCACTATTTCAGGTGGCACCGCAACGGTATCGGCAGTGGGCGATACCGACTATTCTGCAGGGACTGAGCCTGCGGCCGCGGCGTATATCATTTTCCAGATAGAGAGAGCATAAATGGCGCAGTATGGCGTTTTACTGACGACGACGGCCGGAGAAGTATGGGTCACCGCTAACAGTTCGCCTATTTCGTTGCAGGCACGGAAGACAGCAGAACTACAGGGGACATCGGGTTTCAATACCAAAGTGACGCACACATTTCCCTCAGGTCAGCCCGTTGTCGCCTTTGTTCATTGCACGGTTGAGGTGGAAATCACCCAGACGATAAGCGGGAACACCATCACTATTGATTTCCTCAGACCAAATGCAACCGGCACAGCGTATGTTTATTTTTTCTCTATTTTCCCACAGACAAAGCCAGACTACGGGCTGGCCGTCTGGGATGCGTCAGGGACGCTTATTTTGACAAACGAAACGCGCACACTCAGTGATGTGGTAACCCTCGGTACTGCCGGAGTAGATGCAAGTTCAGGCTATAACATCAATACCACGCTGGCGGGGAAATGGGCCTGTATGCCTGCCATGCTGGGTTTGATTACTGGAGTGATATCGGCTGGCGGCCAGCCGCAGCCCTACTCGGCGATATACAAGAGCATGGCGAAACTTGAGGGAGGCAACACGCGAATATTCGCCAGACCACAAACAACGCCCGGCGGAAGCCTTCAGAACGTTGCGTATTCGAATCTGAGAAACGTGATTATGGCCATCAACTGCGTCAACTACGATTGATCGTTTTCGGCGATCAATTATGTGTTATTGATCTACAAAATCAATTATATCCCTTTGATTCATCTTGTTATTGTTTAGCTTCGTTAATACCCTGGGATATAACCACGATGAAAAACATGATTCTTTGCCTGGCGGTGGCTGTATTGCTCTCCGGTTGCGCTGGCGTTCTTCAGAAGCAGCAACCCATATGTACCGGAACGGCCCTGATCGGCGGACAGGAAAACATCGTCCAGATTTACGGAGTACGCAAGCAAAGTAACCAGACCAAGTACCGCGCCGGTTACCCATTTAACTGGTCATGGGTCAGCGCAAACACGTTCAGTAGTACCACCTGCCATTAA